TACTTTTGATCTGACTATTGAATTAACTGAAGAAATTTGATATAATTAGTTATGAAATTTATTAGAAAAACAAAAACAACAGTAACAAAAAGTGGGAATAGAATTAGATGGGGGTTATTTTTATGCCCTTTCTGTTTACAACTAGTTGAAAAGCAAATAAGTGCGGGTAAGAGAGACCAATCTTGTGGATGCTATCGTGATAAATTGTTATCAAAAGCCAACAAAAATAAAGAATCTTGGGCAAAAGGTAAAAAAAGAACAGAGGAAGCAAAAGTAAAACAGTCTAAAACAAGAAAAGAAAAAGGGCTATCTAAAGGAAAAAATAATCCCATGTATGGTAAAGGCTACAAAGTAAAAGGTGAAAATAATCCCATGTATGGTAAAAGAGGAGAAGAAACGGGGAATTGGAATAATGGTTCAAGTTTTGAACCTTATGGAATTGAATTCAATAAGGAGTTAAAGCAACAAATCTTAAAAAGAGATAATTATATGTGTCAATTCCCAAATTGCACAGAAATACATGGTAGCCTCCATGTTCATCATATAGATTACAATAAAAAGAATAATGACCCCAAAAATCTAATTATTTTGGGAACTTCTTGCCATATGAAAACAAATGGTAAGAACAACAGAAAATATTGGACAGAATTTTACCAAAATATAATGATAAATAGGATTGTAGAGTGTTCCCTGTAAATTTAGTTATTTTTTATTTGATATTGTGGTATAATATATAGAGGAGGTTTTCATACCATGAGCTACCAGGATTATAGTACACAATTCGTTCTTGATCAATTTTTCACCTACATTAATGCTAATCAGTTGGGTGCAAATTGTGAACATTTAGCTGATTCCTTTGATGTGGAACATAATTGGAATATAGCAACCCCTGATGGCACTCATGATTGGGTTGCAATAGCTAATAATCATACGGATTCTACACAATCAATAGCTAGTTTAGGTATTTGGACACCCACTGCTGGGGTTTACCAAATAGTAATACCTTACAGTTCATCTATTGATGCTAATAGAATCGTTTTTGAAATTTATATATCAGGTGTTTGGTATGGGTATGATGAGGCTGGTGCTAATGAACTACCAATCTCCCCCCAAGGCATTTTCTTTTGTGATGGGTCTAATATGAGATTTTCAAACCTGAGTGCTTATACTAGAGCACTTTATTACCAAAAATATTAAGGAGAATAAATGAGTAATGCAAACATAATAGATATAACATTAGAAGAATTTAAAGATGTACCCATCAGCCTTGAAGGTGAAGTATTATTGGAAAGAACAAAGGACAGCAAAGGTAATTTAAGTGGATATTTAACAATAACTGTAGATAAGACAATGCTTATGAAAGATAAGACTGATGAAGAGTTGGTTAAGTTAGGTTGGGATAAGTACAAACAAATCTTGGATAGTTTCTAAGGAAGGATTGTGTGATTATGGATCTTGAGACACTTAAAGCACTCTTTGAGGCTCACCTTTCACCCGTAAAATCAGATATTAAGGAACTCAAAGATGGTCAGCAACAGATACTTGAAATTATGCAGAATCAAGCACGCCAAGAGACAGAAATTACAAATATAAAAAAAGATGTTGATGAGTGTTCAGGGGATGTAAAAAAGATGAAAGATAGAGGGGATAAAAGATTATGGAAAGTTATTGAATTGGCTATAGCAGGGTTTATTGGTGCAGTAGTAGCAAAAATTTTTTAAAGGAGTGATATATGACCCCGATCATAGGCGACCTTATAAGCAATACTTTAGGTAAAGTGGTTTCTAAATTAGCAGATAAATATCTACCCCCTTCCCTTTCTGACAAAGAGAAAGAGGAATTCAAATTGAAAGCAACTGAACTCCTTATTCAAGAACAAAAGATTCTTCAAGAGGAAATGGAAACAGTCAACTCCACGATGAGAGAAGAAGCTAAGAGTGAGCATTGGATTGTTTTCAGTTGGAGGCCCTTAGTTGGATTTTGCTTCGTGGCTTTAATAGCAAACAACTTCATATTTATGCCTTATTTAGCTTCTTATGGTTTACAACCAATAATAATTCCAGATGGTATTTGGTCAGCTATGTTGGTTGTTCTAGGCGTTAGTGCTGGTACACGAGGCTATGAGAAGGTAATGAGGGCTAAAAACAAGTGAAAAAGTGCGTATCAGGTCACTGCTATTGCAAGATGAGAAATGATGGGAAATTTTTTTGCTGTAAATGTTCCCATATAGAAAATGAACCTGAATTAGTCCAAAAATCATTACAAACAGTAAAAAATTAGTTGTGTTCTATATAAAATCTGCTATAATTAGATAATAGGAAAGAAGTACAGTGTCTATAAGTTTTGAACGTAAAATACCAAAGAAAAAAATGATAATTAAGAGGAACCCATACATTTCTATCTTGAATGAAAAACAAGAAGGGGTAATGGAACCGGACAAGAAAGTGTCCAGTAGAAGATTGAGACGAGAGCATCGTAAAAGAATCAGACAAGGTTCCTACGATACTGAATAAATAAAGAGGCTTTTGATGCCCATAAATGTACTTTTTGATGGAAATAACTGTGCAATACGGATCCTAACATCTATGTTGGGATACGGAGATCAATTCAAAAGTGACCACCAAGTAAATCTTTTCATGCACTCCTTTTTAGCAGGAGTGCAATCCACTTGTAATAAAATCAAACAAAAATATGGTGATATTGGTAATATTTGTATAATTTGGGATTCAAGACTTAATAATAGGAAGAAGTTATATCCTCAGTATAAAGGGAATCGAAAACCAAAAACACTTACTGATGAAAGAGATAAAACTAACCATTACACACTTTTAGACCAATTAAAAGACAGTTTAAAACTTTTAGGTGATTGGGCTTGTATTGAGCAATCAGGTTTTGAAGCAGACGATTTAATAGCCCATTTTGTGAACGAATCTACTATTGATAATAATTTTGTCATAGTTAGTTCAGATAATGATATGTATCAATTATTGGGTAATAGAGTTACTCAATATTTACCACATAGAAAAGAATTTTATACATACTTGGATTTTAAAAAAGAGTTTGGTATAATTCCTGAAAAATATGTCTATGTAAAAGCCTTAGCAGGAGACCGAGGAGACAATATTATAGGCATTAATGGTGTAGGAATAAAAAAAGCTGTGAAACTAATACAGCAGGGGCGTTGTTGGAGTCATTGGTTAAATACTTATGGTAAAGAAGTTGATCTTGAGATGAATGTTGAACTTATACGGATACCGTTTGAAGCTGATAAAATAGATATGAAGATGTCTATTAGTAATTTTAATAAATCTGCATGGATAGAAATTTTCCAATTATACGGACTTAACAAATTGAGTATTGCAGACTTTAGACAATTATTAGAAAAATAAAATTTACTATATGAAAAATAAAACAGACTTATTTGAGCATACTCCTATAGATATAAAAATATCTAAAAAAGGAAATCCAAATTCTGCTATTAGTAAAGAATTCATTATTTATTATCAGAAAAGGTATGAAATACTGTTTGGAATTCCCCCCAAAATTTCTTGGGGTAAGGATATGAAACTTATTAATTCTATTTTAAAGACATATGATGATATTAGCATTTTTGGTTATTCTGATAAATTGGAATTTCTAATAAAAGCATGTGAAAAATACTTTACAAGTAAAGATAATTTAGCATTGAAAGGTGCTTGGAGCATTGGAGTATTTTACACCAATTTTGCTAAAATAGCGTTACTACTAAAAAATAAAGAAAACTCAAACATATGCCTTATAATAGAAGGTTATAAACTTGCATATTTAAATGACACAGGAACAAAATATAATGGAATAATCACTGAGCATGATGAAGAAGTTTTTACGCAAATATACATATTTTTAAAACCTTTGTGGGTAAAGGAATTTTCATTACCAAGATTCTCAGAGATATATTTTTTAGTATTGTTTGACCATATGAGAAAGAAGGATTATAATTTGAATTTCTTTATATCCAAATATGCGATAGACTTCTTTACTAAATGGTTAGAAACTGAGGGCAAGGAGATATTGATGTTTTACCCAAAAGATGTTTCTGATATGGATAAGGAAAGACTAATTGAGGAGCGGGATAAAATGTTAAATGAGGAAAGAGATCTATTCTACAATGGGATTTCTATATGACTGAAAAGCTTTTATCTGAGAATGTTCAGGATGGCATAATATATTATTTGTTGACTGATCCCAAATTTCTATCTATTTGCAAAACTAAACTTGACCCTACTATATTTCAATCAACTTTACAACAACAAATATGCAAAATTATTTTTAACTTCTTTGATAAACATGGTGCTATTATTAATGGGAATGCGGATACTGTTATTCTTCAAGAATTCCCAGAAAATGAGCAAGTAATTGTAGCTGTATATCTTAATAAAATTTTCTCATCAACTTATATAAAATCTTACATACAGGAAAAATTAGACCTATTTATTCAGAAGAGAGAATGGGAGAAAGCACTTATAAAATGTGTTGAGGATTTGGATAATGATGATATAGATAGTATAGAGAACAGAATAGGTAAGGTTATACGGAATAAATTTAGCTATAGTAATATTACAGATGTATTGGAAGAAGATTTAAAAGACTTTTATAATAATGAATATGAAGGTGAGGTATGTTGTCCAACAGGTATAAAAGCTTTGGATGCTATTATAGGAGGATTGAAATATAAGGAACTTACTGTGGTAGTGGCTCCTTTGAACGTGGGGAAATCATGGATGATGATATTTTTAGGAAGTAAAGCTTTACTATATGGGAAAACAATTCTACATATAACAACAGAAATGAGCAGACAACAAGTTAAGCAAAGATATTTTATGCGATTTGCAGGGGTTTGTGATAAACCAAAAGAGGAATTAGAAATTTGGTCAGGGAATGAAAAGATTAAATTCAAACCAGACCATTTAGGCAATGTGAATAAAATAAAGAATTCTCTTAAAACAATGAAAAGTTTTGGAGGAAAATTATATATCGTAGAATATCCAGATAAGACTTTGACTATTTCTAAACTTGAAAGACTCCTAAATGATATGGAATTGATGCTGGGTAAATACCCAGATGTGCTATCTATAGATGGGTTGCAAGGTTTAAAATATGCTGAAAATAAGCAAGGGAACGATTGGCAAGCATTAGAACAACTTTCTCATGAACTTAGAAGGATTGCTATGGAACGTGGTATATCAGTAGTTACCTCTACACATAGCCAACGGGCTGCAATAGGAAATAAATTAATTCAAAGTAAAGATATTAGAGGAAGTATAGATATACTCAACGTATGCGATTTGGCGATTAGTATAAATCAAACAAATGAGGAAATGCTTTTAAATCAAATGAGATTATTTATAATGAGGTCAAGAAGTTCTAAGAAGTGGGGGCAAGTTAAAATTCATACTAATTTTGACATGGGCAACTTTTGCACATTTTCAGAAATTATGGAGTAGAGATGGCATTTAACATAGAACAATTTCTTATCAATAATAATATAGGATATAGAACAAGTGGAAAAAATGTCTCCAAAGGAGAATATTCCATTTGTTGCCCTTTTTGTGGAGAAGCAAAATTTCATTGTGGAATAAACCCAAGTAAAGGTCTGTTCAATTGTTGGAAATGCTCTGAAAAAGGCAATATAGTTAAAATTGTAGCCAAAATCAAGAATGTATCCTTTATTGAAGCTAAGGAGATAATAAGACCCACATCGGAGTTAAGGCAAGTGTTAGAGGAAAGAAATAAGGTAGTAGAAGAGCCTATAATTATAGCAAATAAAGATTTTAAATTACCTGAGCATACTTATAGATTTAGAAAGGATAAGACAGATTTATGGCAAGAAACTGCTTTTATGTTTTTAAGACAAAAGTATGGCTTAACTTGGATTGATGTTGAGCAAGCAAATTTACATTATTGTGTCTATGGGAAATATAAGAACTCAATAATTATTCCTTGTTATTTTAAAGAAAAGGTGGTATGCTTTTTAAGTAGGAGTTGGGATAAACAATGTTCACAAAGGTATAAGAATTGTCCAAACAATGAAGCAATTTTACCAATTAAAAATACACTATACAATATAGATAGTATAAAACAAGGGCAACAAAATGTGATTATAACAGAAGGTGTTTTTGATTGTCTTAAAGTAAAATCGGTTTTTTCAGGGGTTGTGGCTGTATTAGGTACTGAAGTGTCACAAACACAGAGGAATCTTTTAATAAGTATGAAGGCAAAAAATTACTTTGTTATGTTTGATGCTGATACACATATAACCAGCACAAGTAAAAAAGCACAAGATTTGGCAAATTATTTATCTGCTTTTGGGAAAACAAAGGTAATTAAGCTTCCATCTGGTAAAGACCCAGGGGACTTAAATAAAGAAGAAATTAAAAGGATATTAGAAAAATATGGAATTAATTAAAGAGGTACAATTTAGAATCAATAAAAAAGGTAATAAAATTAGATATGCTATATTTAAGTGTCCTTTTTGTTTTAAAGAGGTAGAAAAGAGGCTATGGCATGGCTTGAGAGATAAATCATGTGGTTGTCATTGGATTAAACATGGGGGAGAGGGCACAAAACTATATAAAGTTTGGGCTGGGATGAAGCAAAGAATTTTGAATCCAAATAGTAAATTTTATGGAAATTATGGCGGAAGAGGAATAACAATATGCCCAGAATGGGCAAATGATTATATTGCTTTCAGAGATTGGGCATTAAATAATGAGTATAAAGAAGGTTTATTTATTGATAGGGTCAATCCTGATGAAAATTATGAACCTTCTAATTGTAGATTTTTAACAAAGACGGAAAGTTCAAGAAATAAAACTAACACAATAACATTAGAAATAGCTAATGAAATTAGAGAGTTGTATGCTACAGGGAATTATACACAAGTAGAATTAGCTATAAAATATAATAAAAGTAAACAAACTGTGAATTATATTATTCATAATAAACAATGGATTTAATAGGAGGATAAAAAATGCAGGTAAATGAATTGAAAAAGATTTTTGAAATATCATCAATATTAGGAAAAGGATTCTCACCTATAACAGAATATACTTATGTGAAAGATACTATTGTAAAGGTTTCAAATATGGAATCATATATAGAAACTGTGCTTGATTTCAATATGCCTTTTAATGCCCTTGTATTGTCAGAGAAAATGAGTAAATTCTTAACATCTATGGATAAAGACGTGGATTTAAAATTTACTGTAAATGCAAATACATTAGATATTACTTATGGTAAAAGGAATAAATTTACAATACCCACAGAGGATTTAAATAGTTTTCCAGATTCACCTTCTTTAAAATATTCCGAAAAAGATTTGTTATGTAACATTGCTTTATCCTTAGAATTCATAAAAACTTTGGAAAAGGCTTCACAATTTGCATCAAAAAATGATGTAACTTTTTGTGGTGTGTATTTAAAAAATAAGAAAATCTATAGTAGTAATAGAGAAATTATTTTTATAAATGATATGGATATAGATTATGAAAATTTTATATTTATCCCCTCTACTTTCATAAAACTTTTACTAAAATTTAAGTCAACTTTTAAAACATTGGAGATATATTCTTGTGGATTTAAGGCTGTAGGAGAAGGGGTAACTCTATATTCCTCAAATTATGAACAACCAAATTGCCCAGATTTTGATGCTTTGGTTAAGAAGTATGTACCAATTTTTAGAATAGAAGCAACTGAGGAAATTAGGGATATTTTGGGTAGGGTGAGTCTTTTTGATGAGGTAGTAAGTATTAATATAAAAGACAATGCTATGACTATAAGTACCCCAAATATAACAGAAGTTATTGAAATTGCTACAGATACAAAAGAGTTCTATTTCAAAATAACCACAGAATACTTGAAAAAACTTTTTGTTTTTGATTCTGTTCATATACTAACAAAGGGTGAGGAAGAAATTAAAGGTCTTTGTGGGAAAAATGAAACAACTATGCTTATATCTACATTGGTGGATTAAATGCCATTTGATGAATTAAAACTACCTTTTTGTGTCAATTGTGATTTATCCAAGAAGTGTCATACCCCAGAGATGTCTCCTATAGGGCCTGAGAAAGCAGATATTTACATATTGGGTGAGAATCCTTCAGAGAGGGATGACCTTATTGGAAAACCTTATTCGGGGCAAAGCGGAGATGTTCTGAGAGCTATTTTAGAATATTTAAAGGTTAATCCTGAAAAAGTCAGATACAATAATGCTATTAATTGTAAAGCAGTTGGAGATGGGCCTACAGATGTGCAAATAAATATGTGCCGTTCAAAAGTATTAGAGGATATTAAAAAAGTTAAACCAAAAGTAATTATTGCAATGGGTAATTTTTCTATAAAATCTTTATTCAATAGGTCTGAGCCTGGGATTCATGGTTGGAGGGGTAGACTTATTCCTTTTCATGACTTTAATTGTTGGGTAGTTCCCACTTTCCCAATGACTAAGATTCTAAAAGACGGTGTTTCAGATAATAAATATTATTGGACTAAGGGGACAAATTACACCGATTCTTTAAAAGTATTGAGAGAAGATTTGTCCATAGTCCCTGATTTGCTTTCTGTCCCACTTCCACAACCAAAACCTTTCAAAATTATTAAATTACTGACATATCAAGCAGTTACGAGTTTTTTTGATATGGCTGATGGTAAGGATTTTTTTGTATTTGATATAGAAACTATTGGATTAAAACCATATTTTGAACATTCCAAAATATTAACAAGTGCCATTACCTTTGATGGTGAAACAGTTTATGCCTTTCCTATAAGTTATCATACACATATAGATAAGAAAAAATATTGGACAGATGAGCAGGAAAAACAGATAAAGAGTAGATTTTCAGACCTATTAACAAGTCCAAGAAGTGTTAAAGTTGCACATAATTCTGTATTTGAAATGGAATGGTCAAAGGCTATCTTAGGTATTGATATTGTAAATATTGAAGATTCCATGCTTCAAAAATATATATTGGATTGCCGTAATGGGACACACAACTTAGACTTTTTAGCATTCACAAATTTTGGTGTTAGTTGGAAAACTTATCCTGATTCCATAATGGAGGATTTTACACAATTACCCATAGAGGAATTGCTTGAATATAATGCAAAGGATTCTATTTGGGAATATAGACTTTTTAAAATGCAGGAAAAACAATTAAATAAAGATAAAGTATTGGATATGTGTTATAGAGAACAATTAGAAACTTCAATAACTATTGCACAGATGCAATTCGATGGAGCTTGTACCAATGAAGAGAGTAGAGATAATTTATTAAAAGACTATGTAATTGAAAGAGAGAGCATTGAAAAAGAATTACTTAGTTTGGAGAGTGTGACAATATTTAAAAATAAGTATGGGAAAGCACCTGCTTTGAAATCTAATAGTAAGGATATTCCTATAATATTGTTTCAGATAGAAAATTTTGTGAATTATTGTTAAAGTATAGGGAATACTCAGGTATTGAGGGTAAAATACTTAAAGGGTACACAGATTGCATTTTTCCTGATGGTAAATATCATACATCCTTTTTTCCTGTGGAAACTGGACGTTTGAGTGCTAGAAATATAAATTTGCAAAACTTAGATAAGAGAAAGCATCCCGAAATTAGACAAATAATTGTTTCCCCTGAAGGATATGTATTAATTATATTTGATCAAGCACAATTAGAAGCAAGGGTTTTAGCTGCTGTTAGTAATTGCAGGTCTTTAATAGAAATGATAAAAACAGGCTACGACATCCATATGGATAAAGCCATTGAGATTTGGGGACAAGATGTTATTGGTAATGCTACAAAAAGTGCTGTTAAAGCAATGAGGTATAGGGCTAAAAATGAATTTGTATTTCCATCCTTCTATGGGTCTAAGCCAAAATCCACAGCTAAAAGATTGGGTATTTCGGAATCAAAAGCAGAAATGCTACTTGAAAAATTATGGTCAGATTTTCCAGAAATATTGGAATGGCAAGAAGGTGTTTTAAAATTTTATGAAAAGAAGAGATACGTTGAAATACCACCAGGACGTAGGAGATACGCCCCATTAACAACAAATGAAATTCTAAACACACCGATCCAAGGTGGGGCAGCAAGTATTGTTAGTAAAATGATGAATAAAATATCAAGAAGGGGATATTGGTTGTATCTTAACTGCCATGACGAACTCGTGGCTTGTGTTAAAGAACAAGAGGCTAAATATGCTATTGAAGAAATACAAGGAATAATGGAACTAAAACAATATGACTTTATGGGTGACACACCCTTGGTTGTAGAGGGATCAATCGGCTTTGATTGGTATCACACCTTACCAATTAAGGAAGTTTTTTATGCTTGACAATCCTAAATAATAAGTATATATTTAAACTATGCAGAGAACTAACTATAAAAAACTCCTATATTTATTAGAAGAGTATTTAAAACTTGGTTGTCATATAAGGTATTCTCTTTGTGGTAATACTATTAGAAATAATGTTATAAAAATAACTCCTACTTTTACACTTGTAAGGCCAGATAACACATGCATAACTGAAGAAATTGATATGGAAAAATTATTAATCAATATTGGAAAATTGGAATGAATAAATTTCTGATAACTATACTATTGTTGGTTATGATAGTTGGCATTGGTTGGGAATTAATTGGAGTTATACCATTAAATTTTATTAAAGAAATTCCAGAACCAGAAATCAGAGAATTCATTATTAAAAAATGGATTAACAATATGAAAACAATCCATCCACATTGTGGAGGAGCATACATAAACTTCTTTGAAAGTACCACAGAAGAGGATTTAATAGAAGTATATGGGAGATGTTATAAATGGGAGATATAATGCATAATAAATATAGGCCACAAACTTTAGGAGCTATTTTTGGACAGAAGGAGATTGTAGAAAGTGTTAGGAATCTATTCAAACAAGAGGAAATTCCCCATGCTTTCCTTTTCTCAGGCCCAAGTGGGACAGGTAAGACCTCAATTGCAAGAATTATAGCAAATATGTTAGAAGCTGATAAAAGTGATATAATTGAAGTTAATATTGCTAATACTGGTGGTGTGGACTTTGTTAGGGAATTAAATGAAATTGCCAAATACCCCTCTTTGTTTGGAAAAAGTAAGGTATTCATACTAGATGAGTGCCAAATGCTTACCAAAGAGGGTCAGAATGCAATATTGAAATTATTAGAAGATTCTCCTAAACATGCTTACTTTTTACTATGTACAACTGAGACACAAAAATTATTACTTACTCTAAAGAACAGATGCACATCATTTACATTAAAATCCTTGTCAAATAAAGAAATAGAAAATTTATTACTTAGTGTTATGAAAGCAGAAAACCAACAAGTACATGGGGATATTTTAAATTTGTTAGTATACAAAGCAGAAGGATGCCCCCGCAAAGCATTGGTAATGCTTAATCAGGTCAAGGATATTAAAGATTTTGAAAAAGTTTGTATACTTTTGGCTGATGAGTTAGAAGCGGAAGCTGAGATAATTGAGTTGTGTAGGATGCTTATTAAAAGGCCGAGAGTAGAATGGAAAAACTTAGTAAAAACTTTGGAAAATATTAATGTAGAACCGGAACAAATGCGAATAATCATTGCTGGTTATTTAGCAGCTTGTATTAGAAAGGGAGATAACCCAGCCTTTTACGCAGAAAAATTAGAATTATTTCTATCAAGCCTTGCATTTGGTAGCCAAAAATCAGAAATACTTTTTTTACTTTACAAAGCTCACTCATTATGATATATTAAAGACTGATGGATTTTCCATAAGCACCAGGAGTTCGGGGGGGTGAACTTATCCGCAAAAACCCCCCATAAAAGGAGAAATAAATGGGATTAATGTATAAAGAAGACCTTAAAATAGACCAATTTGCTCTTGATGAATGTTGTCTAAAACAACCAGTTCTTTTCGATCAATATGCACAAACAGTAGCTTCACTATCTAAATATAGAGATGAGTTAAAATTAGCACTTGACCAAACCAGTGCTAGGCTTGATGGGATAATTAGGGAAACAGCAAGTGTTGAAGGTAAGAAAGTAACAGAAGCTATAGTTAGTAATGAAATTACAAGAAATCTACAATATGCTGATTTACAACAAAAATACCTAAATACTTGTGCTGAAGTTGAGGAAGCAAAAGTAATAAAAGAGGCGTTTCAACAAAGACGTGACATGCTCAAGCTTTTAGTTGAATTGTACATATCTGGCTATTGGGCGAGTGTAGAAACTAAGATAATTAAGCAAAAAGGAACAGAAGGTATTGAAAAAAGGCTTAGAGAAAAGATGTTACAGGATAAAAAGGGGCAGGAATGAAAAGTATTGGTTATAAGAGTAGATTTGAAAAAATACTTTATGTTTCCGATTTGCCAGGTCATGGTGGTGTAGATTGGGGATATGATACAAATGTTAGTAAAGCTATTCATTTATCACCTTATTGGCAGAGAAGGTTCAGAAAAGATACTGAAAGAGTCGGAGAGATAGCACGGTTTTTGGATATGGCTGATGAACACGCTATATTTACAGCTAAAGATGGGAGTACAATATGCTGTATTAAAGATGCAAGCATTGGAAACCTTTTTATAAAGAAATGAAAATAATCAAAAAGATTAAAAGAAGTAGAGTATTACCAAATTTAATACTCTTATTTATTTGGGGGTTTTATTTTTGCTTGCTTTTCTTAAATTTATTTGATATACTTCAAATACAATGGTTTTGGGTACTGTTGCCAATATGGATACTACCTTACATAATATTAGGATTAGTAACAGTAGCCATTTTATTATTAACATTTTTATTAATCAAGGAGGGTTTTAATGGATAAGAATAAATGGAAAAGTCCAAGTAAAGAATCGTTAAAGTCTGCTTACGAAAATAGGGGTAAGTATGTAGACAAGGATAATAGGAGGTACATATTTAATTCCTCAATAGCTAATAAGGTATGGAAGGTAGAGGATAAATCACATAAAACCAGGTTGTTGCCTGTACATCCTGATGATAATATTAATTTTTATGGTATGACTGTACATATTCATACAAATGTGGGGGTGAATGGGGATCAGTTTTTATGCCTAAAACGTATGAAAAATATGAATTGTCCCATATGTGAACAGCAAGCTTCTTTGTGGGATAGTGAACCAGAAATGGCTAAAGATTTGTATCCAACTACAAGGTACTTGGTTTGGGTCATAGATTTAAGTCTTCCTGAGAATGATCAAGAAGCTAAGATTTGGTCATGTCCACGAACAGCTATGGATGATATTTTAGGTGTATCTTACAAGAAGTCAACTGATGAAATATTGAATTTAGCAAATATAGAGGATGGTCTTGCTATTTATTTCGATAGAGAGAAAACACAAGGTACTAATTTTTCAAAGTACAAGAATTTCCAATTAGATGATAGTCCTACGGTGGCAAAGGATAAATGGCTTGAAGGTATTATTTCTTTTACAGATGTTCTTGACTACGCAAGTTATGAGGAAATTAAGAATGCTTTCTTGGGCATTGCTGAGGAAGTTTCACCAAAAGAGAGTGTTTCACCAAGTGTTGAAACCACTACAAGGAGTGAAACTGTTAAAACAGAAGAAAAGTCTATTGCCCCAGAGGTGTCAAGTGCAACTACAATTGTTGATATGGATAGAGATCAACTTGAGGCTTTTGCAGGTGAGATTCTTGGTGAGGATTTTGAAGCAAATGAGATTGAGGAAATGGGAACTAAGAAGTTGAAGAGGTTAATTAAAGAAGCTCTTGAAAAAAAGCCTATTGTTGTTAAAGAAGAAATTAAAGAGGAGTCCGAACCTGAAGACCCCAAGGAGGCATTGAAGCGTAAATTGAGGGAAAGAGTGAACAGTTAATGAAAATTAAAAATGTAAAAGGGATGTCTGCTGAATTTGTAAAAGATTATTTAATAGATTTAATAATAGCTTTAGATAAACTTGATGAAGAAGATTTTTTTGGAACAGAGGGATGGCGTATTTTCTTAATGGGGGAGGATTAGTGAAAACCATTTTGATAGCTTATGAATTAAAACAAGGGGTTTACAGTTTGGATAGACCACTTGATGAAATACCCTACTCCATGTTCAGAATTAGTGGACAGATAAAAAACTTGAACAAATTAAATAACTTAGTAAAAACAGATAGATGCTTTGATGAATCCTTGCTAAATAAATTAAACCTTTATTTTAGGGAGATATGAATGGATAAATTTTACGAATGGATAGCATATAAATTACCAAAGAGGTTGGTTTACTTTGCAGCTATAAGATTGATGGCTTATGGGACAACAGGTGAATATAGTTATACGAGTGTAACACATGTTAGGATGATGACAGTATTGAAGAGATGGGGTGATAAGTATGGGGCGTAAAAAGAAAATCATAGAAGAGGATGATATAGAAATCAATAATGAGGAAAATGGTTTAGTAGATAGGGAATTAAAATTTATTTCCTCTGGAAGCACTAATTTGAATTTAGCATTAACTAATAGTGTTGAATTTGGTTATCCAGTAGGTAAGATTATAAATCTTGTCGGAGACAAACAAATTGGGAAGAGTCTCCTATGCTTAGAAGCAATGATGTATATATATCATGTTCTTAGAAAGAAATATGATATTAAAATGATTTATAATGATGCAGAATCGGCTATAAATATGGAGAATGCTAAACAAATAGGTGTTCCAGTGGAAGCTATTGAATGGAGACAATCACCTACTATTGAACATTGGTATGAAGATTTAAATAAAGAAATAGAATCCTCTGATAAGTATGATTTGGTGATATATGTAATGGATAGTTTAGATTCTATTTCTACTGAGGAAGAATTGGAACAAGATTTTAATCAAAAAAGTTATAATATGATTAAACAGAAAAAAATGTCTGAATTATTCAGGAAATTAACACAAAAGATAAATAAGAAAAATATGCTTCTTGTCATAGTATCACAAATAAGAGATGCCATAGGTGTTGTTTTTGGGGAAACTAAAAGACGTAGTGGTGGTAAAGCATTAGACTTCTACGCATATCAGATCGTTTGGTTATATAATAAAGGCCCAATGAAAGATGGAGATATAACAACAGGGATTGAGATAAAAGCCAATGTTAAAAAGAATAGGGTATGGAAACCTTTCAGAATTGCAAATTTTAATATATTATTTGAATATGGTATAGATGATTTAGGGTCAATGGTGGATTACTTAATAGATAAGAAATTCTATTTAAAATCAGGTAATGGTAAAATATCCTATGGTGAAAACACATATGCAAAAGAGGCTTTTATACAATTTATAAGTAATAATAATAAGGAACAAGAAGTTAAGGATGCTGTAAAACAGGTCTGGGATAAGCTCGAAGAAGATGCCAAAGTTGTGCGTAAACCCAAGTATGCTGAGGAATAATATGCAAGATAGTGAGCCAGATTTTGTAATAAAAGAATGTAGTATGTGTAGTGCAGAGATAATCAATAATGGTTATTATTGTGATTATTGTTCTTTAGACAATTTATGTGAATCTTGTATAGGTGATCATGAGTGTGATGATGAGGAATAACATGCTTTTTATACAATCGGAGAATAATTTAACTGAAAGACCTCTAATTTCTTATAAAGAAGATTATGATGGTCTTTACTTTATTGGTTACAGAATATTATATAATGAATATATGAATAATGATAAATTGTTATATAAAGAGGATTATGATAAAGCTTTTGACCATTTGTATAAAAATGAGTTGTACTTAAATCAAGCAACAGAAGAAGAATTCAATGTAATAATGAAGCAAGTGTTAAAATTCTTGTATGGGATGGAGAAATAACTAATGACTAAATTAGAACATACTTATATAACAATGGGTAAATTTTTATCTATGGCTTCTTCCTCAAAAATTTTAATGGATTTTTATGGAGATAATATCCCAAAAGAAAAAGTGATGGTAATTTTAAAAAATTTGAGAGATATTTCAAATAATTATTTATACCCAAATTATATTTTGAAGGATGGATCTATATTGTTAGATGAAGCTGACTATGAAAACTATAGAGCAGAATCAGACAATATGGTTCCAGAAAAACAGGATTTTAAGATAACATTGTTCAATAATGATTATAAGGCTGATTCAGACACTATTACATATGATGATGTTGATGGTTACTAATAAAGGAGGCTATTATGGATGGTTGTTGTGGAAATGGTTGTGTTGGATGTTCAAGTAATAAAGTAGAACCTTCTATTATCAATGAAACAAGGGGGTATATTAATATTTATGATGTGGGTGGATTTTTACAAGCACAATCCGGTATTTATGAAGAGGAAAGTAAGGCTGTTGAAGTAGGTGAATCCACAAAGGGATATGTAACAACCGTATTTATTTCATTTCCTTTTAAGGAGAAATTTTAAATGGATAAAGAAAAAGAAGTGATTTTATTCTTTAAATATGCTTTATTTGTACCGTTTATTTTAACAATATTCTTAGAATGGCTGAATTATATGGGCAACATAAAAATTGAATGGTTTTGGATACTATCTCCATTGTGGATTTGGTTAGGGGGTGCATTTCAGTTCCTTGTAGGTGGGATGTTGGTTGAATTTTGTACAAAAAATAATAATGGGGGTAAAAAATGAAAACTTACTTAAAATATCTTGGTGTTATACTAATAGTTTTTTGCTTATTTGGTTGTGGAGGCAGTGTTGAGGATGATGTTATTAAAGGACAGCTTGTAGACCCTATACTTACATGGGATGTTGTTACCACTAATTGTGCTGGCTACCCTTTCACTGGATTAATAACCTATAATGTTTATGCTATTGTTGGTAATGGCCCAATACCAACAATAGATTCCCCAGATGAGCAACCTTGTGGGATAGTGCAACTTGCAAATTACCCAAGATTAAATACTGCACCAATTACAACAAATACATATCAGGCTCTTGTACCTGATGGTATATGGACATTTGCTGTGGAAGCTGTATCTCCTAATGGAGCCAGAAGTGGATTATCTAACCAAATAACTGTTACCGTATTTGAAAGACCAGCGGGAGTTATTAACCTATCAGTTGGTAAATCAATAGCAAAGGATGTAAGAGAATTGATGGAGGATTCTGAGTGAAAAACCCAAAAGCTAAAGGAAGTGCTTTTGAAAGAGAGATTTGCCAAGAACTATCCAAATGGATTAGTTATGAGGAAAGAGATGATATATTTTGGAGATCAGCAATGTCTGGAGGCAGAGCAACAGTTGGGTTTAAAAAGGGGATTATGAGGAAAACTCAAGCAGGTGATATTTCTGCAATAGATTCTTTGGGACAAAAATTAACTAACTCATTCATAATAGAGTGTAAATTTTACAGAAATATCCATATAGAAAGTATGATGTTTGGTAAACCTAAAAACAATTCGATACTTGAATTTTGGACAAAACTATATATTGATGCTTTGAAATTGGGGAAAGATATGATGTTGATTATAAAACAGAATAATTCCCCAACATTGATTGCACTACCTGTTTATAGCTATCTTAACTCAGCATTAAAAGATTACAATGATAATATTAAACCAATTGCTTCTTTTATGAATACTAATCCTGGGTGTTATCTATATGATTTTAAACAATTTTTGAAAGAAGTAGATCCTATTATTTTAAGGCATACATAAGGAAATTAATGATAAAATCATTGAAAATCGAGAACTTTCAAAGTCATTTAAATTCGTGTTTAGAATTCTCTAATGGTATAAATGTTATATCTGGTCAAAGTAATAATGGGAAAAGCTCCATTTTGAGATCTTTGTCTTGGGTCATTTTTAATCGTCCTTTAGGTTTATCATTCAAATCCTCATTCAGTGCTAAAAAGGATACTGTCAAAATTACAATAAATACAGAAGCAGATGAGATTGTCAGAGAAAGAAACGAGTCTATAAATCAATATAAAATAAATAATACTATACTTGATACTGTTGGAAGTAATTGTCCTGATGAAATTGCTTCTGTTATAAATTTTTCAGAGTTGAATATTCAATCACAATTTGAAAAACATTTCCTAATTACAGATAGCCCTGGAGAAATAGGACGTACAATTAATAAAGTTGTCAAACTTGATGATATAGATACTTTAATTTCTAATATATCTTCCAAAATAACCTCTACGAATAAGGAACTTGAGATAAAAAAGCAAGATTTAGATAAGTTAAATGCAAGTCTTGAAAAATTCAAAGACTATGATTCAATTGAGAATTTAGTAAATCAGATAGTAGAATATGACAGTAAAGTTAAAACAATAGAAAATAAGGTTAAATTGCTATCCTATATAGTTACTGAAGGTGTTAGGGTAGAAGCTATTATAGCAAGTATAGAGAACAAGTATGACGGATTTGAAGAAGAGATTAAGTCTTTGGAACAATTATGGTTGGATTATAATACGAATTTAGCCTTAATGAGAGATTTGAAGAAAATAGTAACAAATATAAAAGAATTGGATAGCAGAATTGAGACACCAGAAGCAATTTTAAAACATGGTGAACCTTTACAGGAGATTGAAAATAATGTTATTAAATACTTAGCTACCTCTGATGTATTAAATAAAATAAATAATTTAAAACAGAATTGGGATAATTTTTATAAAAAAATAGAAAAATTAGAAAATAATATTAAAATAGAGGAAAAAGAGTTTCAACAAATACTAAAAGAATCTGGCACATGCCCTTTATGTGGGGCTAAACAATGAATTATAAACATGGTTGGAAAAAAACAAGATTGTATAATACTTGGAATCATATGAAACAAAGATGTTCAAATATAAAAAACAAAGACTATTTAAATTATGGTGGAAGAGGAATAACAATATGCCCTGAATGGGCAGATAAGGAAAAAGGGTTCATTAATTTTAGAGATTGGGCATTGAATAATGGGTATAAAGATTCTTTAACCATAGACAGGAAAGAAAATAATGGGAATTACTGTCCTGAAAATTGCCAATGGATTACAAACGGTGAAAATTTGAGAAATACAAGGCATTGCAAAGTAACATTAGAAATAGCTAATGAAATTAGAGACTTATATAGATCAGGAAATTATACCACAAGACAATTAGCAAAAATGTTTAATTTAAATAGTAAATCTACCATAGTATTTATTATTAATAATAAAACATGGAAAAATGAAGAATATACAAACTTTTGATATTAGATAGGGGATATTACTTGATATTTTATTAATCAGTGGTATAATTAAATTATGAAATTATTACTCAGTTCAGATTGGCACATCAGAAATACAACACCAGAGAACAGGAAAGATTTTTTCTTTGAAACTCAATTAAATAAAATTAAACAAATTTTTACAATTTTCAAAGAAAGAAACTGCCAATACATACTTCAAGCTGGTGATTTATTTGATACCCCCCGCCCAAGTTTCGACCTCCTTGAGACATACATATCTTTATTTAACAAATATAATATTAATAGTAAGAATTTTTTAGCTGTAGCGGGTCAGCATGATCTTCGTTTCCGTACAGAGGAAAGGACAGCTTTCAAATTAATGAGATTTTTGGGTTTCATACAAAAAGTAGATGCTAAAATAAATTTATCAGAGGATGTCCATTTATACGGTGCATCCTGGGGGGATGACATCCCCAAAATAGAGAACAAAGACAAATTTAATATATTATTAATCCATAAAACAATAATAGATCGTCCTCAGTGGCCTGGGCAAGAGGGTTTTTTACAAAGTGATAAGTTGTTTAAAAATAACTCATATGATGTAATACTTGCAGGTGATAACCATACCCCCGTATTTTATAAATATAAAGATCAAACCATTTTGGGATGTGGGACAATATCAAGAAAAACAATAGCTGAAGCTGATTTAAAACCACATGTATATATTTTAGATATTAATCAGGAAGACTTGACATATTCTTTAAATAAGGTAGAATTGGAGTATAAACCTGCTGACGTAGTATTTAAACCAGAAGCATTGGAAAGAACGGATAAAAAAGAGAACCAAAAACTTCAAGAATTCATAGATAGCATAAAAAACAATGAGATAGGTAGCTCACTTGACTTTAGAAAAAATCTTGAATTGATGATGAAAACAACTGAAGATAGTGTTAAAACTATAATAATTAAGGAATTGGAAAATCTTGAAACTAATTAGAAAATTACCACCAAAAATTATAAAATGTTGGCTGCTATATTTAATTTATTTCAAAACCAAGTTTCTGCAATTATCCTTTATAAAAAATGGAAATAGAAAATGGAAACTAAGAATTCATCAATAACTAATAAACCATATCTTGTAGATTATAAAGAAAAAATAATTATAGAAAATGATTATTCACAAGAGAAGGATTTTAATCCTAAAAAGGTAGTATTCCCTATTCTTATTAGATATTGTGTGTATATACCTCATTTCTTTGTCCATTCTGTGCAAAATCCAACATTAGGAGTGGATTCGATTATGGAAACTTATCATATGGATGAAAAGACTTTTGGCTTTTCTTTATATCATAATCCTAAAATGCTTGATACGGTAACAAATACTATGAGAAGAATTGAACACTTTTTAGAAGAATTAAATACAAAGTATTGTTTGAATATAGATGTTGAAGTTAAAAAATTGAATATAGATAGATTACTTAATTCTTTTCTTGAACGTAGAGAAGATATAAAAGTAATAA